TGTATTCAAGTGGTCCATGCACGGTTCCGACGAACGCCGTTGGGTTCAATGTCATGGTTGGTCGGATGACGGCCAATGTTCAGGAAATATGGATTGGCGAGGTCAAACTCGAACGCGGCAACAAAGCCACCGACTGGACACCTGCACCTGAGGATATTGAAGTAAAGACCGCTAACTACTTCTTCCACGATACAGACGGGGCGCACGTAGTGCAGACCGCTAATAATGCATCCACGGGCTATAATACCTTGGTAACGGGTACGGGATTTTCTATTAGGAGCGGCACCACCACATTGTCGTCATGGTCAAGTAGTGCATTGCAATTTTACAAACCCAATACAACTGAGATTATTGCATCATTTGGAAAAGATACAAGCGGTAATGCACTAACCGTATTAGGTTCAACCGCATCAAGAAATGTTGTGGTTGACAGCGGCGGACTTACCATCAGAAATGGGGTTGCTCCAATAGGAACATTAGACGCTGGCGATATTCGATATTATGATGGAAATGGCACATCAGCGGAGAATGTGGTAGCATCATTTGGACTTTCGGGAGCATCGTTAAAACATGACGGAAACAGCCTATTACAAGCTAATTCAGATGCTTTTCAATTAGGCGTTGATAAATCAATCTTTTTGCAATGCACACCTCCGATATCGGGTGCTACCTATACGACATTTTGGAGCTCAACGAGTATAAGAGTAGGTACATATAGCACAGGTGTTACCCCATCGACATCAAAAAATTTAGTTGTTCAATATCACACTTATGTCGAACCTTCGGGAAATTTTTCTTATAATTCCGCCACTATGCTATTTACTGCTGGTCAAAGTACAGAAATACCGGAAACTATAATATCAGAACCAGGTATTGATGATTATATTGATACAGCTGTAAAACTAACAGTAAATTCTTCAGGACAAATAGTGATAACATCAGTAGATGGGGGAACCGGAAAATATTTATCGAAGGCTTACATTTATGGTCCAACAACAGAGACTAAGCTACCAAATTTAACATTAAATGCAAATGTCGCGGAAGGCGTCAGCACCACCGCCTCAGGCGACGCTTCTCACGCCGAGGGGCATTACACCACCGCCTTAGGCAACTACTCTCACGCTGAGGGGTATGCGAACATAGCTTCAGGCAACTACTCTCACGCAGGCGGTTATTACACCATCGCAGGTAGTGATTATCAAACCGCCATTGGTAAATTTAACTCTAACTCGTCAGGCAATCTCTTTGAAATTGGCAATGGTAGCGCAACAACCGCACGCTCTAATGCGCTTGCGGTCTCAAGCACTGGCAACGTCACGGCGGCAGGTGCGCTAATTCCTAAAGCACTAAAGGTAAGCTACGGCTACAATTCGTCAACCATCGGCTCATATTTCACAGTGACATCGGCGAACGCTACGCTATCAGCTTTTCAGCTTACAGTAAACAGCGGTGTATGCACGGTACGTATCGTATGGACAAACAAATCAGCTATATCCGTCCCGGCAAATGGAAATATAACAAATATAACAATAGGTACATTAGCCGCCGCATATCGTCCGGGAACATCATTTGTTGCAGGACATTCACATGGTGATAATTCCGGAGCAGCGTGGTATTCTATCAACAGAGATGGAACCGTAGCATTAGGTGCATGTGAAGGTACAGGCACAGCACGAACAATAGCCGCAGGGTCTACTTTTTTATGCCTTGCGACATATGTACTAGGCGTAACCTCATTAAATTCATAAAAAGGAGGAAATCATGAAAGTAAAATTAAACGAAACATTATATCAAATTCCAGAGGGTGAAAATATAACCGCAACATCAGACCAAATTATATTTGACATTCTTGATACTGGTTTTTCATTTGACGATTTAGAGGCGGATTGCCTTGCAACCTTCAGCATCGAGATAACAGATGATGAAGGGGACACCGAACAAAAATTCACAATATACACTCAGTTTGCAGAGATGAGAAAGCTTAGAAATGTACCGCTGGCATATGACGAAATGGGAGACGTTACCGAAACGGGCACAGTATATTATATTGAATTTCGCCCGATGGCAGAACCCGATAAACTTGATGTAATCATGGCAAATACTGATTTCTTAGTGATGATGAGTGAATAGGAGATGCAGCATGAAACCATTTGTATCAATTGTTGTTCCGTGCTATAACTCGGGAAAATATATATCCGACTTGCTAACCTCTATACGATATCAGGGACTTAGCAAAGGCGATATAGAAGTCATATTAGTAGATGACGTATCTACAGAGCCATATGACGATAAGGTGGAGCTTTTTAAAAGCGAACTTATCATCAGACAGTATTCTAATCCTGAGCACTACGGAAACCCCGCAATGGGAAAAGAATTAGGAGCTTCTAAAGCAACGGGCGAGTGGATTATGTTCGCAGACCATGATGATATTCTATTTGATAATGGACTAAAACACATTAAAGATGCACTTAAAGAGATAAATGAGCCGCAAAGCCTTGTATATACCAAGCTGACGGCTATAGACATAAATTCCGGCAAAGCCATTACCACTTACGAACACAACTCATCATGGACGCACGGCAAGCTCTACAACCTTGATAGGTTTTGGAAAAAATATGACATTCATTATAAACCGACGTTAAAAACCCATGATGATATATACATTTCTTCATTGGTAAATATCCTAGTAGAGACTCACAGCATCAACGCAGTATGCATGGACACAAGTCTATATGCTTGGCGTCAGAATCCCGAATCGCTATCAAACAGCTTAGGCGGCAATCAGGCGATGTGGTTTGAAAATCATTATGACGACTATATCACATCAACGGGAGGCTTATATCTCGATAGCTATGAGGACAACATTTACAATTGCGATGGAGAATTTTTAAAATCAAATGCTTTATCAATCGTGGCATACGCATATTTTTACATGCAAGGCTTTATGTTTGCAAATCCGCTATTCTTGCGAAAAGATAACTTTAAAACGTCAGGCGAGTATGTGCACCGATGCAAACAGATTTTTAAAATGAGCAACAACGACATTTGGATGTATTTCGCCAAAAAGCCCGACAGCTTTGAGCGCATCCGTGCCAATGCCAAGAATTACACATGTGACATAATTCACAAACAATCTTTCATGGAGTTTTTAAACTACGTTGACAATGATTTTATTTAGGAGGATGAAAAGATATGAGCGCAAAATTTAATGCAGTAAAAAGATACTACACACAGCACCTGTGGACTATTGAACAGGTTCGGGCAGCAGTTGTAAAGGGGTGGATAACGGAAGAAGAGTTTGCATTGATAACAGGTGAGGACTATGAATGAGATAATAGCAACTATAGTAATAGCAACTTTAGGGTCAACGGGACTTTGGACGTTAATAAACGGAATTATATCAACTTTTTTTCAAAAAAAATCATCAATCAATAAAGCTGTGCTGTCTCTTCTCCATGACAGGCTATATTCTTTGTTAAATTTCTACATTTCCAAGGGCGAGATAACGGCTGATGAATACGAAAACATCCAATACATGATTGAGCCATACAAAAAGCTCGGGGGAAACGGAACCTGTGAGCGTCTAATAAAGGAACTAGATAAAATCCGATTAAAAACGGAGAACGGAAATGTTTAAAAAAATTTTAAAGGAAAACTATTCAGACTTTGGATACTATCAATACAAGTGTGGGTGCGGTTACAAAATTGAGCGCACTCCTCACGATAAAGACCCCGACAGATGGCACTTTTGCCCGATGTGCGGAGAAAGGACAATAAATGAATATAAATTGGAAACTGAGATTAAAGAATAAAACAACGCTAACAGCTATCGTGCTTGCGTGCATAGCTTTTGTATATCAGATACTCGGTATTATCGGAGTTGTGCCCGGAATATCAGAGGCGGCAGCAGTCGAAGTTGCCGGAATGGTAATTAACATCCTTGTACTGCTTGGTATCATCGTAGACCCTACAACAAAAGGCATATCAGACAGCGAACGCGCACAAGAATATGACGAGTTAGGAGAATGAACATGAGTAAAAACTACGTTAGCAAAGTTATCAAGATAGCAAAGGCGGAAGTCGGCTATCTGGAAAAATCAAAAACCGCTTATCAGAAAAATCCAAGTATTTTATATGAGAAGGCAGCAGGCGCAGGAAGTGACAACTATACAAAATACGGTAAAGAAATGCATGAGATATATCCGGCTGTAATGGACTTCCCTGCATATTGGTGTGACGCGTTTTGTGACTGGTGCTTTTTTAAAGCTTACGGAGTATCAAATGCTAAGAAGTTACTTGCTGGTGATTTTAATGATTATACCGTAGCAAGCGCACAGCTTTATAAAAATAAAAAAGCTTATTACAAATCCCCACAGGTAGGAGATCAGATTTTTTTTAACAACGGTATAAAAATCTGTCATACGGGGATTGTTTATAAGGTAGCCGGTAATTATGTTTACACAATCGAGGGCAACACTTCCGGAGCATCTGGAGTTGTGTCGAATGGTGGCGGAGTGGCTAAAAAGAAATATTTGAAAACTTACAATCGTATTGATGGATATGGAAGACCTAAATATGATGCTGAGATAGTTTCCAATGCAGCGACATCAACAACCTCCGTAATCAAAAAAACCACAAATCCATATGCTGAACCAATGGCAATCATCAAATCAGGTGCAAAAGGTACATCCGTTAAATGGATTCAATTTGAATTAAATCAAGCCGGATATAATCTTGATATTGATGGGATATTCGGGAGCAAAACGCTCAAAGCGGTTAAATCTTTCCAAAAGAAAATGAAACTAACCGCTGATGGGATTGTTGGAGCGAAGACAAAAAAAGCATTAAAAGATAATTAAGAGATTGTGCTTGTTGTTGACGTTCAGCAAGCACAGCTCTTCATCTGCCATTAGCCAGTCTTTTATAGGCTGGCTTTTTTTGTTTGGAAATTAAAAAAAATATTGACGATATCTACAGAAAATGTGACACCTAATGTGACACCCATGTCGATAAAGCCCAAAAATAAGCTAAACAGCTGTTGGCTACGGACCAAGGTGTCGGGGGTTCGAATCCTCTCACGCACGGCAATTTAAAAACCGCTTTAAACCTTGATTTTACTAAGGTTTAGAGCGGTTTCTTTTTTATTACTAGCAAATAAATGTTCGATAAAAAAATAGCATTTTTCTGCTTTTTTCTGCCTAAAAGTGTGACACCCAGTGTGACACCCTATTTTGAATATCAAAGTATTTTGTCTGATTTATTTTGATTGGAATTTGAGAATATTTTCATTCCTTCCGTCATTAACTGAGTATCTTGAACATGAGTATATATATCAGCTGTAATGGAAATATTAGCATGACCCATGAGCCGCTGCGCAACTCTGATATCCACACCCATTTCAGCTAATCTTGTACAATACGTATGTCTCAGATCGTACGGAACGAAATCAACACGAAGCGGAAAGGGCGGCACGAGAGCATTTCTGTATAAATGACATCCCATTGCGATGTTCATTTCTCTTTTTAATAAACTTACAGCTCGATTATAAGAGCTTTCGGTATGAAAACGTCCGGCATCATTTGGAGCTAAGGGAGAAAAAGGAGAAGTATCTTTTATCTTCCGGTATAGCTCAAGCGGCACAGGTACAACTCTGTCCGCCTTTTCCGTCTTAGTCCCTCTGATGTGAAGTGCCGGAAATCCGTCAATGATTGTTAAATCCGTACCCTGACACGCTATAGCCTCACCGGGGCGGCATGAGCAGTGATACATGAGTAGAAATATCAAAAATCTATCATTGTCAGCTGTAACCTTTTCAAATATTTCTCGTTCTTTTATATCCAAAGCTTGGCGGTGTCCTTTTTTCGCTTTAGGTCGGACAACTTCGGAAGCTGGGTTATCAAGAATAAGCTTATTTTTCACAGCGGTATCAAAAATAAAATTTAACTCCTGATAAACCTTCTGGATGTGACTCCAACTCATGCCGACTTGTTTGTTCATGATCTCTTGACAATGTAAAGGCTTAACCTGTTTTAGCTTTAGATTTCCAATAACTGACAGAATATGTTTATTAACACGTAGCATGGTATCTTTTTTCACGTTATCCGACATATTGGTTTTATATGTCGCAAAGGCTTTTTCTGTCCATTGCGCCACCGTCATTGAACTGGAAATAACAACACGTCCCTCTTCAAGGTCGCGTTTTTTGAGTGCTATCTTCTCGTATAGCTCTTGTTCAGTATTCGCACGAATAACATATCTTTTTCCATCAAAAGAAAATGTCTTTCGGAATTTATAATCTTTCATAGACCAACCTCCATTTCTAACAATTCCAACCATGACAAGCTGTAAAAAATCTGACAAAGAAATATACATTGTCAATAAGTTACCATTTACTCACCCTACTTCATCTTTATAATCCTCCATCCCCCGATCGATATCTAAAAGCTTACACACAGCAGTTTGAATTGAATCATTAGCCAAGTCAAATGCAAGGGCGACTTGTTGGGCTTTGGTGGTGAGTTTGCCTTTTTTAGGAAACATCGGGACATCATAACCCATAAGCCATGCTTCATCTACTCCATAAGAAGAAGCTAAATCTGTAATTCTAGGCTGTTTTGGTTTTCTCTCTCCACTCACATACATACTCAAAGCTGATTTCGGGATGCCAGTCTTTGCAGAAATGTCAGATTGTCTTATTTTGTAATATTCCATCAATTCTTTTAATCTTGTTGCAGTATCGACTTTATTCATAATAACATCTCCTTTTCATTTGAATTATACCTTTGAAGGTTTGCATTTACAATAACGATTATAAAAAAAGTTTTTAAAATGTGAAAAAAATAATTGACAAATAAAATAATGACTGATATGATGAACTTAGTTCACGAAAGCGGAACAGGAGGTGATAATGATGTCAACTGAAATAAAAAAATATGACTACTCTAAATTAAGAGGACGCATAAAAGAAGTGTTAGGAACAGAGGGCGCATATGCCAAAGCATTAGGAAGAAGTCACAACTTTATTACCAGCGTATTTAATAACAAATCATTTCTCACTCAAGCAGATATAGACAAAAGTACGGATATTCTTAACATAGAGCCTAGGGATATTGGAATATATTTTTTCACTCTAAAAGTTCACAAAAACGAAACTTAAACGCAAGATGCGTTAAGAATACAAAATCTAAAGGAGGTATTTATTATGAAAAAAAAAGAATACGTAAAATTCATGTACAATTTCAAACTGGTCACTCCCGGATATTGGAAGATACGAAGAGGATGAAGCGAGGGGGGTGCATACTACCAGGGCGATGAAGACAAAACGTATACAGAATATGGACTAGTTGTTAACGGTTGGGCACCTCTTCCAAGGTGCAAAAAGGATTGATGCATATGGATAAACAATCTATCGTTAGACGATTTGAACGAGAAACTGACGGGCAAGCTTTTATAACAGCAACTCAGCTGGCAAAGCTTCTCGGGAGAAAGGACAGTTACAAAATCAAAGAAAAATACCTAGCTAATCTAGAATGCATTGATAACAAATTATATTTCATTCCGGATGTAGCTCAGGAAATCATGCGGCACATATCATAAGCCGCATGAGGTTGGGAATTTATATCAATAGTCTCGTCCACTAAATTAACGTATATAACGCTACACTTCCCAATCTCATGGAGCTTATGATGCAGAAACTATAAACGACAGAGTAAACGACAGAGAATTCAGAAATAAGAAAAAAAGAAAAAAGATATGGTTCTGAGCTTCGGCTTCGATGAGTGTAAAAAAGCATCATTACCCGATTAAGCAAATATTAATAAATTTCTTTCGCTTTTGCGAAATTGGTTACATTGTTACGATTTTTTTAAATTCTACATCACAATCTAATCGGGTAAAAGCTCCACAGTCCTATCAACCGGGGACTTAAATCTAGCAGTTGAGCCTTCTGCTAGGCAAAAGCAGACACGGGCAAGTTGGTTGACCGTCGCTTGCCAGTGAGAGCTATATCCGTGACAGACAAAAGAAGCGAATATATGGCGGTGCGGATTAAAGGGGCTATAAAGCTGGGAAAAGTCCCTCATCTAAGGATGGTGATTTTATCAAAAAGATATTTATCTTAATGGCTGTCATGTTCTTGACGGCTACCCCCGTAAAAGCGGCACCGGTTGCCGGATTTACATCATATTGTGCGGATGCTCTCACAAGTGCGCACAAAGATGAAAAAGAAGAAAAGGCAGCAGATGAAAAAGCCGCAAAAAAAGCAGCAGCCCAAAAAGAGCAAAGGCAGCAGGACATTGACCTGTTAGCCCACGCCATTTGGAATGAAACGGGGATACTTGGTGATACTGCCATGTATTACACAGGCAGTGTAATCTTAAACAGAATAGCATCTGATATATATCCGGATGACTTATATTCTGTAATTTATCAGCCCGGTCAGTATGCTATCACATGGACGGGCATGATAAATAGACCAGCACCTGAAAGGGCATATGAGATAGCCGGGGAACTTTTGGAAAACGGATCTATATTACCGAGTGGTTATCTTTTTCAAGCTGAATTTTGCCAGTGCGAAAATCATAATCACATTGTTATCGGAAACACGTATTTTTGCAGGAGGTTACATGAGTGAGATAAACATAAGCAAAGAGGAATATAGGGAACTTATAGAGAATGATGCAAGGGCGACACTTCTTATAAGGTTATTAATAGGGCTTAGAAGGACAGAGCTGTATATGGTTGATAAAGATAAAATATTCGAGCTTGTAAAAGCCGCATTTCCCGAGCAATACGCATATTTGACGGAGGATGAACATGGAGATAATGATACTTGCGGCAATAGTAATAATATGCACATTAGCGATAGTGATAATAGCGATATGGTCTCTAGTAGATCTGATGATAAGTAGCAGAAAGGGGAAAAAGAAGATGCAGAATGCAGTTATATGTGATCGTTGTCAAAAGGTAATGACATTCGACTCACCGGAACGAGTTGAACTGAAAATGACAAGCATGGGAACTATCCCGGCTGAAGATTACTATCAAGATTTATGTATGGATTGCGTCAGCGACCTATATAAGTGGATGCTAAAGGAAGAAAAAAAAGAAAAAGAAGAAAAAGAAGAAAAAAAGCACCCGTAAATAAATTACGAGAGCCTCTTATATGTGCTAATCATATGACCATATATATAGTAGCACATATAAGAGGAAACCACAAGAGAAAAACCGCAAAAAGCGGATTTTTTAACATTCTAAACTACCTAAAGTTACGACCTAAAGGAAAATATATGAGCTACGTATTGGATAAATATGTATTCGATGATTCAATCGAATACGAATATAAATTCAAAGGTGAATATGGCAGCAAGGGAGAGAAGAGATCCAAAAAAGCTCCACCGACTCCCGAACAAAGAGAACGACAGAATCAAAAAGTCAGAGAGAAGAAGATGCGCAGATTAATAAAAGCGAACTTCAAAGAAGGTGATCTTTGGATAACGCTCAAATATCCTAAAGGTACAAAAAAAACCATGTCAGAGGTCAAGAAGGATATAAGTGGATTCTTGAAAAACCTGAGAAGAAAATACAAGAAAGCTGAGCGTCCCTTAAAATTTATCTATCGAATAGAGATAGGCAGACAGGGCGGCGTTCATATACACATGATAGCGAACAGAATATCGAACGCCGACAAAATGATACAAGATACGTGGAAACATGGACGGGTATCATTTGAGCATATGTATGATTCGGAAGGTTTCAGAAAGCTTGCAGCATATATTGTCAAAAAGACCAATATAGACAATATCCCGAAATCACAGCAAAAAGATTTAACGAAATACTCATCGTCTCGAAATCTTATCAGACCCGTACCGGAAAGAAAGAAGTACCGCCGACGTACAGTAAGAAAGCTCATAACATCTGAACTGACGCCAACTAAAGGATACTACATAGACAAGAACTCTATAGAAAAAGGGATAAATCCCTTCACAGGTATGAGTTATTTGTATTACACGGAATATAAGCTGAAGGGAGGATAAGATGGAGAATAGAATAGTTAACTTAATCATATACGTTGCAGGTTCATTGAAAGAAGCACCGAGGGCAGCAGGATATATCTTAGAGGATACCAAAACAAGAGCAACCAAAACACAAATCGAACGTCTTGAAAAGGTCACGGCAAGACAGGCGGAAACATCTACACTGATTAAAGCCGTAAAGCGAATATCTCCCGATTGTCCGGTGCATATATATAGCAACTTTCCTTATAGTCGGGTGGAATGGGCATCTGTTAAAAACTGGGCGAATAACGCCTGGAGAAGTGTAAGCGGTGCCAGTAAGTTAGAATGGGCACAACTGAAAGACCGAGACATTACCTTTTTCCCGTATGAGATGACCGAATATGCTAACTGGTTAAAAGAAGAAGTAAAAAATGAATCTAAAAAATACCTCTCAGCCCTGATAACTACTCATAGCGAGGGTTAAAATCAAATGATAATTTAAAGAAATCCATCAAAAACGGCTCAAAGGCGCATAAACACTCATAGCGAGGGCTATTTTAAAGGGGCTAAAAACATGTAAATTTTAAGTGATTTTTAGCAAAACCAGCTCAAAAGATAAAAAAAGAGCTAAAAAATCACCTGTCAAAAACGGCTCAAAGGCGCATAAATACTCATAGCGACACCGATTTTGCTTTTTTACATAAAAAAGGAAAATGCGCCGGTTACCCGACGCAGGAAAGAAAAATTATCTTCTCAGATATAAGCCATTATATCACAGGAGGATAATAAAGTGAAATCCATAATGTCAAACGATAAAAGCTGTTATGTGTGTGGAAGAGAAACCAACCTGCACAAGCATCATATATTTGGCGGTGCCAATAGAAAGATAAGTGAAAGATACGGATGCTGGGTTTACCTTTGCGCGTATCATCACAATATGAGTTATGAAGGTGTGCACTTTAACAGAGATTTAGATTTGAAATTAAAAGAAAGCTGTCAGATGATATGGGAACAAAGATTTGAAGGTAGGAGCGAATTTAGAAGGATATTCGGGAAAAGCTGGATATAAACCGCACATGTAACTAATTTGTTCATTTGGAAATTCAATCACGAAATACATAGCTGTCGAGTGCGGCGGCAGCAGGAGGTGAAGAGATGACATATCAAGAATTTTTGAACACAAAAATAGAGCTTGCATCCGAAAGCGGATTTGAAATATCAGAGGATGAAATCAATGATGTGCTAATGCCGCACCAAAAGATAGCCGTCAAATGGGCACTAAGAGGTGGAAGAAGAGCATTGTTTGAAAGCTTCGGACTTGGAAAGACAGTACAAGAGCTTGAATTTTGCCATCAGGTAATAAAAAAGCACGGTGGCAAGGCTCTTATCGTGTGCCCGTTAGGAGTAAAACAGGAATTTGCGGAGGATGCCGTAGATCTTTTAGGTTATGATGCACCTGAGTACGTCCGAAATATGCAGGAATGCAAACAAGCTAAGACAGATATATTAATAACAAATTATGAGAGGGTAAGAGATGGAAATATAGATCCTAAATATTTCACAGCAACGTCCCTTGATGAAGCGTCGGTACTAAGAAGCTTCGGATCAAAAACATATCAGACGTTTTTAGATAAATTTAAGGGCGTACAATACAAGATGGTTGCAACTGCTACGCCATCACCAAACAAATATAAAGAGCTTATACACTATGCCGGATATCTGGAAGTGATGGACACGGGACAGGCGCTTACAAGATTTTTCAAAAGAGATTCAACAAAAGCTAACAACCTAACGCTGTATGAAGCACAAGAAGATGAGTTTTGGTTATGGGTATCATCATGGGCACTTTTTATCACGAAACCGTCGGATGTAAACCCGAACTTTTCAGACAAAGGCTACGACCTGCCGAAATTAGAAGTTAACTGGCATATGGTTAACTCAAAAAACATAATTGAAGAGGATAAAGACGGTCAGCTGTGTTTGTTCAAAGACGCATCAGCAGGACTGACAGAAAGCGCAAGGATAAAAAGAGACAGCATAGATTTAAGAATCGAGAAGATGCAAAAAATCATGTCTGATAATCCCGAAGATAGCTATATATTATGGCATGACCTCGAAGCCGAACGGCACGCCATAAAAAAAGCAGTACCGGCAGCAGTAGATATATACGGCTCTCAGGATATAGACACACGAGAAAAAAGGCTCAATCAATTCAAGAACGGAGAAGTAAAGATATTTGCCACAAAGAAATCACTTTCCGGCTCAGGATGTAATTTTCAAAAGCATTGCCACAGAGAGATCTTTCTAGGGATTGATTATGAGTTTAACGATTTTATTCAGGCGATACACAGATGCTACAGATTTTTGCAGACAGAGACGGTATATGTAGATATCATTTACATGGACACCGAGCAGTCAATAAAAAAAGCATTGCTTAAAAAATGGGAAAACCATAATCACATGGTTGAAAAGATGATAGATATCATCAAAGAATACGGATTAAGCACCGAGAAAGGGGCAGCAGCTATGAACAGAAAAATGGGAGTTGACCGTCTAGAGGTTAGCGGAGTTAATTACACAGCGGTCAATAACGATTGTGTAAAGGAATGTAAAGAAATACCGAATAACTCAGTACAGCTCATACACACATCAATACCATTTGGAAATCACTATGAGTATTCGGCAAATTATAACGACTTCGGGCACAATGAGGATGATGACAGATTCTTTGAACAGATGGACTATTTAACGCCAGAGCTTTTAAGAATACTCGAACCGGGAAGAGTGGCAGCTATTCATGTAAAAGACAGAGTATTATTTGGAAATGCAACCGGAACGGGTATGCCAACGATTGAACCATTTCACGCTGATTGTATATCACATTTTATCAAACACGGTTTTCAGTATTTCGGAATGATAACGGTTGTTACGGACGTAGTAAGAGAAAACAACCAAACGTATAGATTAGGATGGACGGAACAATGTAAAGACGGTTCAAAGATGGGCGTAGGCTGTCCGGAATATATTTTACTTTTTAGAAAACTACCAACAGATACAAGCACAGCATACGCAGATAGACCTGTTAAGAAGTCAAAAGAAGAATATAGCAGGGCACAGTGGCAGCTTGACGCACATGCTTATTGGAGATCAAGTGGAGATAGGCTCATTGATAAAAACGAATTGTCACAAATACGAATCGAGAACCTGCAAAAGGTATATCGGCAATATAGCCGAGAAAATGTGTATGATTACAAAGAACATCTAAAGCTTGCGGAAAAACTGGACGAACATGGTAGACTACCGGCAATTTTCATGGTAGTAGCTCCGGGCTCATGGAACCAGCTTGAAGTATGGGATGATATCAATCGAATGAAGACATTAAACACATCACAGGCGAGAAGAAAGCAGACGATGCACATATGCCCACTTCAAATTGATATTGTTGAGCGAATCATAAATAGATATTCAAATGAGGGCGACCTTGTACTAGATCCATTTGGCGGTCTTATGACAGTTCCATATTGTGCGGTGAAAATGAAACGTAAAGGCTACGGTATAGAACTTAATACAGATTATTTCAGAGATGGTTGCGGATATTTAGAAACAGCTGATAACGAAATAAACAGTCCGACATTATTTGATTTTTTGGATACCGTATGAGAGTAGCAAAGAAATATAAGCTGGACGATGGTCGAGTAGTAACGGCAAAAGAAATATCAGAAGATACCGGGTATAAGGTTGAAAGCATATGGTCTACAATAGGTGAAAGGGGAGCGATGTATTTTTATAATACGCCCTTAAGGAAGCCGTTCAAAGTAAAATGTCCCGATGGGATATATAGAACTAGAGGACAGATATCAGAACATTACGGTATAAAGCAATCGCTTGTAGATAGTAGAATCAAAAGATATCAAAAAGGAAAGATAACAGCATCAGAGATATTTGACAAAAATAGCTGTGAAACAAAATTTGAACCGTGTCCGTATTGGAAGAATAAAAAGGGCGGTGATATGCAATGCTTAGAATGTGAGCTGAGCAGGTGCATATTGGATAGAAAAAGCTAGGACATCCGACACACAGATGCACAGGGCAGCAGTTACAAGGAAATGAAACATAATGATAATTAAAATACCACAACTTCACAAATCCACCGATAGATCTCACAGCGAGTTACCCGAATACATCCCACATCGGGAGATTATGGAACACGACAACTTCAAAGACATGTTAGACGAGGAGATGATTAAAATTGAGAAAAGGCACGAAAATCAAATTTGAACGTATCAGACGAATAACCGGCTATCTAGTCGGTAATGTAGACAAATGGAACAATGCAAAAAAAGCAGAACTTAAAGACAGAGTAAAGCATTCTGTAAAAATGGACAAAAATGGACGATAACGAAAAAGCGCTTATAGCTAAGAGATATCTAAGTCAAATTAAATTTATTGAACAGAATATTAACCAAAGGCAGCAGGAGATACAAATGTTATATCTTGCCGTCTCTGGTGTTAGTGCTATCAGATACGACAAAGACCATATACAGACAAGTGCAGAAAATCACGTGGAAAATACCCTTATAAGAATCGAACAAATCGAGGATGACATACGCCGACAAGTAGAGGTATTGGCAGCATTTAAACATATCATCATAAATCAGCTTCAATCAATGGATATTAACAATCAAGATATGTCCAATGTGCTATTTGAAAGATATATCAATCTCAATAACAGACGCTTTAGAAGTTGGTATGAAATATCAAACAGCATGGGATTTACAGAGCGTCATATCAGGCGGTTACACAAACAAGCGCTAATAATATTTTTTGACAGTTTTTTAAATAACAGATGAACAAAATAAAAAAGTCCTTGAATGTCCGCTTTACATGTGCTAATATGTCAATATGAAGAAGTAGCAAGAAAGATAAAAAACTTTCTTGCCACTTTTGTTTTACAAGCTTTTTTCAGGCATATATCTCTTTTCTCATGCGAGGGAGTATCTATTGCGGATGCTCCCTTGCATGCGTTTTAGATGATACCTTTAGGGGCAAATTTTAAACATACCCTCCCCCCGGGTGCGAGGTGATACGCATAGTACAGAGAACATACAGACCAGACCGGGAAGGCTCACGCCGATCAGAGTTCACGAAGAACAAAAAGAAAATATTAATGTCTCAGACCCTCTGCGGTATTTGTGGCAAGCCAGTAGATAAGACGCTGAGGTTTCCCGATCCGTGGAGCGCAACGATAGATCACATCATCCCAGTTGATAAAGGCGGCGACCCTTCAAACATTGGGAACTTACAGCTTGCACATTTTTATTGCAACAGACAAAAGAGCGATAAAATATTTGAGCCAAAAGAAAAAGAACAACAAAAGATATTTAACAATCGCAACTTGCCACTGTCGACTGACTGGACGAAGTACCGCAGTGATGAAGATGATTCTAGAGACGGAAACGAGAGCAACAAGCATACAAACAGCTTAACAGGGGGATAGAACCCCACCATCTCCGCCGCTGACCTTCCCCGCCAGCACTGTACAAAAAAACGCGCGCAACCTCTGAATTTTTTTTTTGAAAAGAGAAAGAACTTTATTATTATGGCAAATAATAAATTAATCAATGAGACTATTGAGAAAATGCAGATTTTAGGCACATATAAGCCCGAATTTGACGATCAGATAGCCAGATACGCAGATATGGTAAAAAAGTATTTAAAAATGTCGAAAAAGGTACAAAAAACCGACGATATTTTAACAGAAAGTGCAGCCGGAACAATAAAAATGAGTCCGGTTGCAAAGGTGGTTACAGACCTTAGACGGGATATCATGGCGATGGAAGACAGGCTGTTATTAACGCCAAGGGAATATTACAAGATATTTCAGACAGAACCGGATGAGGAAGATGACAGTTTAAAAGATATTCTGGAGAAAATAAAGGATTAAGAGATGGAATACAAAGGTATTGATTATTTAAAAAATAAGCTTGAAGAAAAAAAGATACGGGTAGATTTGAGATATAGCTTTTATGAGCAGAAAAGAAGAGCTAGAGATTTCGGAATTATGACACCTGAGAAGCTGCAATATTTTCATGTGGTGAACGGATGGTGTACAAAAGCGGTAGATACCCTTGCGGACAGGCTTAAATTTTATAGATGGCAGGATGATGATTTTGATTTTGAAGATATATTCAACATGAATAACCCTGACACACTCTATGATTCGGCTATTTTATCTGCGCTTATATCCTCATGTAGCTTTATTGTTATCACACCGAGAAATGAGGACATCCCGAAATTGCAAGTCATTGACGGACGAAGGGCAACGGGTATCATTGACGATACAACCGGAATGTTAAATGAAGGATATGCAGAAATAGAGCTTGACCAGTATGATAACGTTGTACAATATGCATATTTTACCAAAGAGCGCACGGAATATTACGCCAATGAGGGCGGCAGATGGAATAAAACATATGTCATAAATAATCCTGCGCCATATCCGCTACTGGTTCCGATTATATACCGTCCGGATGCAAAAAGACCGTTCGGACATTCGAGAATATCAAGAACATGTATGAATGTTGCGGAGGGTGCAATGAGAACCGTTAAGCGTTCAGAGATAGCAGCAGAATATTATTCACTGCCGCAAAAATATGTTTTAGGTTTAGATCCGGATGCAGAGCCGATGGATAAATGGAAGGCGTCAGCATCATCAATGCTGACATTTACACAAAACGAGGAAGGCGGAGAGACAAAGGTCGGTCAATTCAACACGGCAAGTCCTCAGCCGTTCTATGAACAGCTCAAAATGATGGCATCGCTATTTGCAGCTGAAACAGGTTTGACATTAGATGACCTGGGATTCGTTACCAGTAACCCGACAAGTGCGGAGGCTATCAAAGCATCTCATGAGAACTTGAGGCTGTCAGCAAGGAAAGCACAAACGAATTTCGGGAGTTGCTTTTTAAATGTTGGATATCTTGCCGCCTGTGTAAGGGATGAGTTCCCATATGAGAGACGACAGGTATATATGACAACACCGACATGGGCACCGATATTTGAGCCGGACGCTTCCCAGCTCGGGATGATTGGAGATGCAATCACCAAAATTAACGGAGCGATACCCGAGTACATAGATGAATCAATCGCTTATCAGTTGACCGGAATAAGAAGGGAATCATAAATGACGGATATAGCGCCGGAATTGTTGGAAAAAATAAAAAAAGATTTCTATAAGCGGATAGAGTACTTGAAAAAAGCCAAGGTGAATAATTATGAAGATGCATATTCGGTAGCCGGAAAAACCGGTGAAGCACTAGCAAAATCATTTGGCAGTAATATAACGGCTGGCATCCTTCCTAACGGCATCATGCATTATAATATCGCTGACAGAGTTGTTCGTCCGATGCTGGAAGAAAATTACAAAATAGCAGCTGAAGCGGCAGTTCTAGCGCAGACAAAAGCTAACAAGGCGGCGAAGATTGGAATAAAAGCACATAAAGCGGTTTTTAATGAGGACAGAGCGCAAGGAATTGTTGATCGGGTATCCTCACAACCTTTTGATGAGGTTAAATGGATTCTTAACGAGCCTGTTAAGACATTTTCAAGGTCAGTTGTTGATGAGACGCTTGAATTGAATGTTGAATTTCAAGGGAAGAGCGGGCTAGAACCTAAGATTGTAAGAACGGCAACAACCGACGCTTGTCCTTGGTGTCTGGAAGTAGCCGGGACATATTCATATCCGGATGTGCCGAATGATGTTTACAGACGGCACGCTAATTGTGATTGCATAGTGGAATATGTGGAAGCTGGAAAATATACGGATGTGCATTCCAAGGTTGAATACAGATCCAAGGCGGAGAGAGCCGCTAAAGCCGAAAGAAGAAAAAAAATTGTATTGAAAAAATCGACTAAAGATGATACTATAAAATCACAAGAGGAACTAATGGAATATATAGGCAAACCAATAATCAAAACAGACAATCAAAGCATTAGAGAATGGTATGTTGCCAATGTTTCGAATATTCCAAATCAGGTAGATCAATCTAAGAGCATTGAAGAGCAAGCGAGGCAAGCCTTTAATTTACGAAACCAGCTTAAACATGAAGCTCGTGTAGCAATGACAGATATTGAGACAGCTCAGTTCCTTGAGGAAACAAGACCGGCACCAACATTTGAACAGCTGCTTCAAGGAAAGATGAAGAGAAAAGGTTTTACTTACAGCGGGGCGGTTGAGGATATTCTTGAAACATCATCAAAGACAAACGCAGATGCAAATAAGGAGTTTGGACTATGAAAAACAAAGAATATTATTATGTTCCATATTCCACAAACAGCTCAAGTGAGTTTAAGAAAATATGCAAAAAAATCTTTGGTTCTGTCAGAGGAATTAGAAAGGACAGATTTGCTGTCGATGTGGACGGTTCAACTATTCAGAGATTCAAAATCAAAAATCAAGAAATTGTTGTAATTGACGATTACGATTTTGGTTATATTTACATTAATTCAGATATAGACCTTAAAGATTTGTTTGGAAAATCACTTGCAGCATGACAAACACGCAAATAAAAAGCATCGGGCAACCGATGCTTTTATTATGCAAAGTATAATTAAAAGAATGAATTTGGAGGTGTTGACAAAATGAGATGTGCACTGAATTTTAACAAAAACAAGAGCTTTGCGGATCAGAAGCTCTCAGCATGGGGAGAAATGCAACCTCTGACGGAAGAGCCATGTTACAGAGAGGACAAAATAAAAGATATCGCAGACCGTAATTATTTTTATGGTTATAAATGCGGTTTAGCTGATGCTCTTAACAACCTCGAATACAACATAGACGCATATATGGATATTGATGAGAAAAACACCCTCGGGAAAATAAAAAAAGAGGTTGTTGAGGAAGCGTTAGAGGCTTTACAAGATTTGTCAGCTGCAGAACTTGCAATGCAGTTATTTAGAATACTTGACAGCCAAGAGGAGTAAAAAATGAAATACAGGAATAGATCACCGGACAATAGAATAATATAAGCGGATAAGGGAGGTAGTCATGGCAAAAACAGGACGTCAGACGCCTACTAAATCCGCATATAGTGAATACAATGAGACGAAAGGCAGACAAGCTATAAAGCTGTACGCACTAACCGGAAATGAGTTGCTTGAGTGGCAGCAAAATATTTTAAATCCTATCATGGCTGTGAACGATGACGGCACATGGACACATATCAAATTCGGCTATGCTGTTCCGAGACGAAACGGCAAGACCGAAAGCATATATGCTCGTGAAATGTGGGGGCTTGTAACGGGTGAGAACATACTCCATACAGCTCACAGGACAGACACCGTACATTCATCATGGGAAAGAATGATAGATTTGCTTAAAGCTGCTAAGATACCGATAGCACATTATTACAGGGCAAGCGGAAAAGAGCATATTTATATCAAAGGCGGCGGTCGCATTGAGTACAGAACCAGAACCAACAGCGGAGGTCTTGGAAGAGGATATGACCTTCTTGTGGTGGATGAAGCTCAGGAATACACCGAAGCGCAAGCCACGGCACTGACCTATATCACATCTGCAAGTAAGAATCCTCAGACGATATATCTAGGCACACCGCCGACAGCCGTATCCGCAGGAACTAAATTTCAGGAATACAGAAAAAACGTTCTTGAAAACAGAAATGAAGGCGGCTGGATAGAATGGTCAGTTGAAAAACAGACAGATCCGCAAGATAAAGAAGCTTGGTATGAAACAAATCCCTCGCTAGGGACAATTATCTCAGTAAGGTCGGTTGAAGCTGAATATGAAGGAGATGATATCGATTTCAATATTCAGCGTCTTGGGTTATGGGTAACCTACAATCAGAAATCTGAGATATCCGAAGTTGAATGGGCTAATCTTAAAGCTAATAAAATGCCGAAGCTCACAGGACAGATATATGTCGGGATAAAATACGGCATCGATGCTACTAACGTATCGGTTTCAGTAGCCGCCAGAACAAAAACAGGCGAAATCTTCATTGAAGCGATAGATTGCAGACCGCTGAGAAGCGGAAACGCGTGGATAATTAAATTCTTGAAATCCGTAGACGTTGAAAAAATCGTCATAGATGGGGCAGCAGGCAATCGTAACCTTGAAAGAGATATGAAAGCCGAAAAAATAAAGCCAAAACCGATCATCCCGACAGTTACAGAGGTTGTTGAGGCAAATGCTTTATTTTTGCAAGGCATTGAAGCGCAACACATAAGGCATATGAGTCAGCCGTCACTTACAAAGATTATAACGAACAGCGAAAAAAGAACCATAGGTTCAAAAGGCGGTTTCGGATTCAATACCTTTGTTGAAGGTGCGGACGTCAGCTTAATGGATAGCGCGATCTTAGCTTACTGGATATGCAGCAGGTCGAAAAAGAAAAAGAAAAAACAAAGTGTTAATTATTAAAGAGCATCCGTACGGGTGCTTTTTTAATACAAATTTACGCTCACCACGCGGATTTAAGTGGGGAAAGGAACAAAAAATGGCAGAATTTACACCAATTAACTCACAAGAGGAACTCGATACCATAATCAAGGAACGTTTAACACGTGACCGAGAAGCACAGAATAAAAAGTATGCTGATTATGACGAGGTGAAGGCAAGAAACACAGAATATGAAAGTAAAATCAAAGAACTTAATAGCCGGATAGCTGATTATGACGGACAGCTTAAGAACATCGGAACAAAAGACAAGGAAATATCAAGCCTAAAGGAAAAAGTGAAGTCTTATGAAACGGCTTCATTAAAGGCAAAGATAGCTCATGAAATGGGCTTACCTTATGGACTGTCCGATAGGTTGACGGGAGAGGATGAAAACGCAATAAAAAAAGACGCTGAGGTTCTCAAATCGTTATTTAGTGCCGGGACATCTGAGCCGCCTTCAGTATCCAGTGAGCCAAAAGGAAAAAACAGTACAACGGAGGTAGGGTTTAAAACCCTGCTCAACAATTTAAAAAATTAGGAGGATAAAAAAATGAGTAGTGTATTACAGACAACATCGAACGGGACAACATATTTTCCACCGGAATTAACCAGCGAAATGTTCAATCTTGTTCAGGGGAAATCTTCAGTTGCTAAATTATCAGCATCTAAGCCGATCCCCTTCACAGGTGCGACGACATGGACATTTAACCTTGATAATGAAGTTGATATAGTTGCAGAATCCGGAGCAAAGTCAAATGGCGGCGCAACGATTGGACAGAAATCCATTACACCTGTAAAGATTGAATATGGTGTACGCGTGTCAGATGAGTTTATGTTGGCGTCAGAGGAGTATCAGTTAGGTATTCTTAAAGCCTTTTCGGAAGGTTTTGCAGCAAAGGCGGCTAGGGGTATCGACATCATGGCTTTCCATGGTCTTAATCCCAGAACCAAAGTAGCATCTACAATAATCGGAACCAACCATTTCGATTCAGAAGTAACCAATACAACGACTTATACAGTAGGTACATCTAATGCAAATAGCGTAGTACAGACAGCAATTGAAACTATTCAGAGCGCAGGTTATGAAGCTACGGGAATGGCAATGGCGCCGACATATCGATCATATCTCGCAGCACTCAAGAAGGGCACTAGCCTTAACGAGGCACTGTTCCCGGAGCTTGCATGGGGTGCAAATCCCGATACGATCAACGGCTTACCGGTCGACACCAACAGCACAGTATCATTCACGGGTACAGCTAGTGGAAGTACAAACACCGACCTTGCTATTGTCGGAAACTTCCGTGATTATTTCCGTTGGGGATATGCTAAGAATATACCCGTTAAAATTATCGAATATGGTAATCCTGATAATGATGCAACGGCAGGTGACCTTCAGGGACACAACCAGATATATCTCCGTGCTGAAGCTTATATCGGTTGGGGTATCCTTATTCCGGCAGCATTCAACAGAATCGTAAGCTAAGGAGAGATGTAATGAGATACAGAAACAAAGATACGGGGGTTATTTTCGTTTCTGATGATAAATGTTCAGGGACTAATATCGAATTAGTCCCTGAGCAGGATTCAAAAAAATCAGAAAAGAAGAAATCCACAGGAACAAAAAAGACAAAAGGATGAAAAGATGAGCGATTTTGCAACGGTAAGCGACATCATAAATTTAAAAAGAGACCTAACCAATGAAGAAGCTACAAGAGCGGAATATTTGATAACGCATGTGAGTAATATCATTCGTTATGAGGGCGAGAGAGTCGGTAAAGATGTTGATGCGCTTATAGAAGCTTCAACGGCTTACGCATCTGTTGTTAAATCTGTAGTGGTAGGGGTTGTGTTAAGAGATCTCGATACACCTGCAGGTCAACTTCCGACAACACAGCAGACAGAAACAACAGGTAGCTTATCTTTATCTTTTTCCATGCCAAACGCAAGCGATACAATAAGGCTATGGCCTAGCGATTTAAAGCTTTTAGGTTTCAAAAAGCAAAGATACGGAGTGCTTGAAATGTGGCAGCCGGAGGATGATGATGAGTAAACCTATATCATTTTGGAGACAGGAAATCAAAAGAATAAGACCGGGGACAAAAACAAGCCGAGGCTCAAATGTTCCGGATTGGGATAATACAGATGAGCTTACGATATCAAATTGTTGTGTCCAGCCGTCTGATACAGCTCTTTCTCAGGATGGTAGAGTTATAGCCATATCCGAAGGTCTTACAGCTTATCTTCCAAAGGATTCAGATGTATTAGAGGGCGACAGAATAGAATATGACAATGAAACATATACTATTGACGGAGCACCACAAAAGAGGATATCAGCTACGGGAAAATTAGATCATGTTCAATTAAGGCTTGTGAGGTGGACAGGATGATAAGGATTGAATTTCGTTCAGAAGGCTTTAAAGAGATATTAAATTCTCAAGGAACAAAAGAGCTTGTTGAAAGTCATGCCGGGCGCATAGCGGACACGGCAGGCGCAGCTATCGCTGAGGAGTCGGAAGGTTTTTCCGTAAACACCTATAAAGGCGGATATGGTGGAGGTCGTTGGATATCGTCAGTTAGCACAACCGACTACGCCAGTATGAAAGCAGAGTCAGAGCATCATGTATTATCAAGGGCGGTGTTTTAATTGGAAATTGAAAGAAGTATTGATATTGAAGATGAAGTAAGAGCAGCATTAGATGATTATGTGAATGCATATTGCCGCCCCCTGCCGGAGGATTTCGCTTTGCCCTGTGTTCTCGTGACGCAAGTTGGGGGAACTAATGAGAACAAGATAGATACTTTTGAGGTTATGCTTGATTGCAGAGCAAAGATTGAGGCGGATGCTTTGGAGCTTCTTAGAAATTCAATTGGAATACTCAAAAAGGTAGCCGGGGAGCAATCAACAGCAATCAGATATGTTACAGTAAACAGCTCAGGATCATGGGGAAATGACCCTGTGAGACCGGAGCTTTCTTTGTGCACAGCAAGACTTAGAATTGTGGCGCATATAGAAAAAGCAACTATACAAGAAAAATCACAGGAGGATTAAAAAATGCCAGATACTAAATTAGGAATTGGACTTGCGACCGGAATGTTTTTTCATGCTACAGCCGGAACGAATCTCCCGACTTATCCGGGGGATGTTGTTGGAAGTAATGGCGATGGTACGACAACAGATAAATTCACAGCAACTGCAGGTCAGACTACATTCACATTGACGGAAAGTGTAAATGAAGTAATAACCATTACAGCTGATGGAACAGCTATTTTAAAAAATAATTATTCAATCACGGGTACAAGTCTTACATATTCGGGGACTTCATTTACAGGCGGTGAAAAGATTGAAATTAAATATTATGTTTCAGCATGGAGAAATGTAGGCGATGTATCAGCGGATGGAATTACGCTGACAACAGACAAAACAACCGAAAACATTAGGAACTGGGCAAATGTTATCAAGCGTGTAATCATGACAGAGCACACAGAAACAATTAAGTCGCCTATTCAGGACACTACAGAGGAGACGCTTAAACTTATTGTTGGCGCAGACAATGTAAACATCACAACTGCAACAGGTTCACATGGTAAGTTTATTACGGCTAATCTGTCAGATGGCGAGTTACCGCCTTCAGAAGCTTTTTTGTGGCTTATGAAAGATGGTAATGACTTAATGTATGTCGGATGCTCAGAAGGTCAGGTTAGCGCAGTTGACAACGTATCTTTTGCACCGGGTGCGGCTATTGTCTGGACACCGACAATCACAGCACAGGGAGACGGATTTATATTTGCAACTGAAGAAAGCGCATCATAAATGGAGAAAAAAGAAAATGGCAATGTTGAAGTTAGGAAATAAAAAAGTCAAAACAATGTCCGTAGATATTGGCGGTGATGTTTATAAAATACCACTTGCAGGGAGTATGTCTATAAAAGATTTAAACCTTGCGGAGACAGCAGAGGGGACATTGGAATGGTTAAAAAAATATATTCCCGATGATGTTGTGGATTCGCTTGCAAGAGATGATTACAATCTTTTGGTTAATACATGGGCGGAAGAGTCAAAGAAGGATTCAGACGGAGCATCAGTGGGGGAATAATAAGCCTTGCGAGATTCACCGAGGAACATCGTGAGGCTCTTAACGCTGACTTATTCGGCACAGGATATTCAGTCGATGATTTAGGGCGATCTCTTTCGTGGGGATCGCTCAAATCGTATTTAAGTAATATTAAATTAGATTCAAATATAGCGCGAGATTTAGATCCAGACGCTTATATGTGGGGACAACTTATAAAGACAAATTATATGCTTGCTGATATATGGGATATGTTGGCAATGATAAATGCTAATTTGGTTGCTATAGGCTCAAGAAAAAGAGCAAAAGAACCTAAACCATATCCAAGACCCGGAGCGAAAAATGATAAAAAGAAACATTTCGGTAGCGGTGCATTGACGCATAAGGAGCTGGCAAAGTGGATGTCTGAAAGGAGAAAAAAGCATGTCTGATGGAGCTAACATAGGTAACGCCTACGTCCAAATCATACCAAGTATGCAAGGGGCACAGCAAACCATTACAAAGGAATTAGAGCCGGCAGGCACCGCCGCAGGTAAATCTGCAGGGGGTAAAACCGGGAAATCTATGTGCAAAGCTTTAGGTGATAAGTTCTCATCTCTTGGCAGTACACTTACGAAATCGGTAACACTTCCGATTGTGGCAGCAGGCGGCGCAGCTGTAGCCGCTTGGAAACAGATAGACAACGGAGCTGATACGATAGCAACGAAAACAGGAGCGACAGGAGAAGCATTAGCGGAAATGAAAGACTCCATGAACAATATCGCTACTTCAATTCCTGTTAGCTTTGATACAGCAGGCGCAGCTATCGGAGAAGTGAATACAAGATTTGGATTAACCGGCGAGGCTTTAGAGGAACTATCAACCAAATTTGTTAAATTTGCAGATATTAACGGGCAAGACGTATCATCTGCCGTAGATTCTACATCAAAGGTATTGGCGGCATTTGGGAAAAACACAGATGACGCAGGTGAGATGCTTGACGCCTTAAATGTAGTCGGACAAAAAACAGGTGTTGACGTTGGAACGCTTGCAGATCAGCTAGCTACTAATGCCGTATCCTTTAAACAGATGGGACTTTCAGCGGAAGATGCGGCGGCGTTTTTAGGTCAGGTTGATATGGCTGGAATAGACTCATCACAAGCCATCATGGGACTACGTACAGCAATGAAAAATGCCGCCAAAGATGGCGGAACACTAAGCGAAGCTCTTAGCGGATTTGAAAAAACAATGGATTCTAACAAATCCGAAACAGAGAAATTACAGGCGGCTTATGAGCTGTTTGGAAGCCGTGCCGGTGCATCAATCTATAACGCTGTAAGCGAGGGCACGTTAAATCTTCAAGATTTTGATGGAGCATTAGGTGAGTTTGCTGGGTCGGTTGATTCGACATTTGAGGAGACGCAACAGCCAATCGAGAAACTTCAAACAGCTTTAAACGAGATCATGATAGCCGGGGCTGATTTAGTTGAAGCAGCGGCGCCTGCTATTGAAGGGTTTGTTGAAACAATTGTGCCTGCTATTGAGGACTTGACAAGCAAATGGGAAGGTCTAGACGAAGGTACACAGCAATTCATTTTAAAAATCGGTGGAATTGCCGCAGTGGCAGGACCGGTCATTTCGATTGTTGGAAAACTAGGTACGGGAATAGGCGGAATTGTTAATTTTACCGGAAAAGCCGCAAGTGGTCTTGGCGGACTAGCCGGAAAGATATCCGGCATAGGCTCGGCAGCAGTAAGCGCAACGCCGGCAGTCGGTGGGGCGGCGACATCATTTGGAGCAATGGCAGGACAGGCACTGCAACTCGTCGCATTAGGGGCGGCGGTTATGCTTGTCGGAATGGGTATGAAGATAATGGCAGATGCGGCTATTCAGTTAACGGCAGCAGGTACAGGCGCAGTTGCTACGTTTGTATTGATTGCAGGTGTCGGTGTCGGAATGGCGGCGGCACTTGCCTTGATAGGCTCTGTTGCTACAGTGTCAGCGGTCGGACTTTTGGCACTTGGCGCAGCAGTTGCGCTTGTCGGTGCCGGTATATGGTTAGCTACAAATGGCGTAGCGGCACTAGCGGAACAACTTCCGACTATCTCCACTTATGGAGGTTCATCGGCTTTAGCTATGCTACAGATATCCGGGGCAGCTCTGGTACTTTCCGGAGCTAGTCTTTTGCTTGCAGGTAGTCTTGGAATTTGCGCAGTTGCGTTTGTCGGTTTTTCAGGAGCTTTAGGGCTTGCATCATTGGCATTAATAGCCTATGAAGCAACATCTTTAATTGCACTTGCTACAACTCTATTGTTAGAGGTGGCACTTGCCGGAGTGGCTGAAAGCGTGGCAGGAATAAAGAACGATGCAAAAGCGGCAGCAGATGCGCTAACTGGAATGGCTTCCAGTGTGGATACTGTCCAAGCGGTATTAGATGGACTTGGACAGCTTGCAGAGAATGCTGTTAATGCTGTGATATCCGCTTTTAGCGGTGGAGAAAGCAAGGCAAAAGCAAAAAGCGATGGCTTGGGAAAAGCTATTAACAGCGGCATTAAATCAGGGATAGATTCAGCAGTGAAAAGCTTTAACGCAGGCATGATGATGATTAACGCGTCGGCTGTATCTCAGCTTACTTCTTTGAAGGCTCTTTTTAGAAACACATCATTTGAATTTTCACATGATATCAAACTACCACACTTTAAAATGACAGGTAAATTTGACGCAAAAAACAACACAGTCCCATCAATAGATGTTAATTGGTACAAGAAAGGCGGTATTTTTACATCACCGTCTATTATCGGGGTAGGTGAAGCAGGAGCTGAGGCTGTAGTACCGCTTGATAAAGGTGGACTTAGTGACACATACATCAACATGACAGTCAACGGGGCAGAATCGCCTGAGATGTGGGCAAAGAAGTTCGCAAGAGAATTAAAACGTCAAAATAGAATGCGAGGCTGATATGGCAAAGACAAAACAACAAACAAAAGCACCGACAGGGTTAAAAGTTGAAAGAAGCGGCTTGAAATTCGTATTTTCATGGAAAATTGCAGCTGCTAATTCAAGCGATGGGCAGATAGTCGGTTATAAACTTTACTTCGGGAACGGAAAGACCTTCGGATGGTGGTATGACAGCATAGGAGTAAATAAGACATCATGGTCACATGTTAATTTCGATGCGTCCGATGTATATCCGGCTAAAAGCGGAAAGGCAAATCAGATTGTTGCTATTGAATTCGGTGTAAGAAATAATAGGGCAGACACATCCAAGACAATTTACACATGGTCAGATTTTAAAACCGTAAAATACACCATAAATAAACCAGCGAAGCCGAGCTTGTCATGGTCGCTTAATAGCAGTCCGTCATATTCAGGGACATTTTCATGGAATTTATCGACATCAACAACAAATCACAAACACTTTACAGATGTGTGTTATAAGACGTGGCTGTCAACAGGCTCAGAGCCGACATCGTGGACAACAGGACAGGCGGCGAGCGGCTCAAGGTCATATACAGAATCGGCGACAGCTATCAAGACAGCAGGCGGTAAGCTGATCAGATATTTCAAAGTAAAAGCGAGAGGAATTGCCGGAGATTCAGATGCTAATCTTCAATCTCACACATATGGAGATGCAAATACGCCTTCAAAGGTTTGGGCAAAAATCACAGGTGAATCCGCCAATGTTTATAATCTCAATGTTACATGGAAGTTAAGCGACGGGGGTAAGAAGATAGCGAGTGCGACACCGAAATATGCGTTTGCAACTCCATTAGCTAATTACGTATGCCCGTCCGGAGCATCTTTTGACGGTGACACGCCATATAAAGCAGATGCAAGCGGAAATGTCAATATCCAAGCAAATGGAGTGCTTGGCGTAGATGAATGTATGTTCGTTAGAGTCGACACCGAGAGGGACGGAGTTACCACTATCGGGAACGCCTATCTTGTATCAAATGGATATGGGCGATTAACTACCCCGTCAAACCTATCTTCCACTAGCATATCATCAGCATCAACAACCGTTGATATCATCTGCACGAATGAATCAGATGTTACTTTCTCATATCTTGAATTCAGTTTGCAGACAAATGACGGGAAGATAACAGTAATAGGTCATTCAGCGCAAGGAAGTGGAGTGAGAACTACAACTTGCAGCTTGCCCGATATGAGCGAGGTGACAAGCTATAAGATATATGCAAGAGCGATCACCGCCGGAAACAAAATGACATCAGATAGCATAGCTATTGGCGGTGCAACTCCAAGCAGCCCACAAAACGTCACTGTCACAAGGACCAATACCGTTGGTAAAGTCCTTGTGTCATGGACTTCAGTATATTCAGATGCAAAAATAGCTACTATATCATGGTCAGATGAGATTGACGCATGGGAAAGCACCGATGAGCCAGATGAATATACATGGGAAATTGACGGTAAGACAGCTAGATATGTGACAGGTTTAGATACTGGTAAAACATGGTATTTTCGAGTGCGTGAAGCGACAGGAACGGAAAGCACCGACATTCACACACCATGGAGCACAATAACAGATGATTCAATGGTATCATTGACAGATGCACCTGTCACGACACAACTTTATCTTTCAGAAAATGCCGTATCAAGTGAGGGAAGCATTACAGCTTATTGGGTATATGCGAGCGGTGACGGCACAGAACAGGCTACGGCTGATATATGCGTAGCAACGATATCATCAGGCGGCATCATCACATACGGCGATATCATAGCATCAGCGACCAATGAACAGAGCATTGACATTGATATTTCTGAGCTTGGTTGGGCAGATGGTGATGTTAAATATCTTGCTATCAGAACGACATCCGCAAGCGGTGAGACTTCCGAATGGTCGGATGTGGAAATGCTGACAATTAAAGATGCTCCCGTTCCGACAATATCAACTAATCTCACAGCTGATTATGTCGTCATTGATGACGATGAAGAGACAAGAACAATCCCATATGTCATGGAAACTCTTCCACTTACTATATCATCAATTGGAGCTGGTGCTGGTGGTCAGACAATAGCAACAATTACAAGGTTGGGAGATTGCCAAATAACACGTCCGGATGAATCAACCTTTGATGGATACGACGGTGAGACTATTGCACAAGTTGAAATTGAGGGAGATGGAACGCTAACAATCGCAGAAAGCGACTTAATCGGACAGCTTGATGATGGGTGTCAGTACACAATTACAATAAAAGTTATAGATTATTTAGGGCAGACAGGAACGGCAACGGCTGACTTTACTGTCCACTGGTCACATCAAGCATGGAGACCGACAGGGACAATCACGATTCAAGACAATATAGCAGTGATATCAATCGCTGATTCGAACAACAAGGTGTCAGGTGACGTATGCGATATATACAGATTATCAGCGGATGCTCCCGAATTAATATATCAAGGTGCGGAATTTGGAGAAACATATGTAGACCCATATCCGGCACTCGGAGAGTTTGGCGGTCATCGCCTTGTGTGTCGTACGCTTAACGGCGACTATACGACAGATGATAATATGATAGCCTGGACAGATTTTAATGGAGATGACGGCGATATCTTAGAGTCTAAATATATGATAATTGATTTTGCCGGAGAACAGTTAGAAGTTGAATATAATCTCGAATTTGATAATAAATGGTCTAAGGATTTTGAACGCACAAGATATCTAGGCGGATCAATAACAGGTGACTGGAATGTCGGAATTGAAAGAGATATGAGCACAAGTACGGTCATGTTATCCGCTGAAGACATAGAAAAAATACTTCAAATGCGCAAGTTAGCGGAATACACAGATCTATGTCATGTAAGAACGCCGGACGGCTCATCGTTCGCAGCAGATATTCAAGTGTCAGATTCGGCAGAAAATAACATTATGGTTAGTTATTCACTTGACATCAAGAAGGTAGCACCTGAAGGATTTGAGGGAATGGCTTATGGCGATTATGAGGGTTAATAGATGGAATGGGCTAAAGGATATACAGCGACATATGATTTATATCAAATATCACCCGTGACATGGGCGGATATTCAACAGCTTGAATTTACGGGCGGTTCGATTGACCGGTCTAGCAAAGATTTATTACAATCAGCTGATATCGATATGACCGAAAAGCCGAATGATGGAGAAATATGGGTAAGAATCTATTTGAATGCAAGGCAAAACGGAGACGCTGAGAGAATACCGCTATTCACGGGGCTTACATCCGCACCTGAAAGAGAGCTTGATGGACGGAGAGAATCATATAAGATTGAATGCTATTCTGTACTAAAACCGCTTGACGATATCATGTTACAGCGTGGTTGGTATGCGCCGGCTGGAATAGAGGGGGCAAAGCTTGTATCAGATCTGTTAAAAGGATTTGCACCTGTGACATATTCGAGCGGTAGTCAAACCATAAGTGAAAGCATTATTGCTGAAGATGGAGAGACAAAGCTGTCCATGGCTCAGAAGATACTTAACGCAATAGGATGGCACATTGTGATTGACGGAATGGGGGATATCAGCATAGAGCCGTATGATACAGCAAATAAAGCTATGTTTTCAACTCTTCAAAATGACATTGTTGAAACGGATATTACAGATACCTATGATTGGTACTCATGCCCGAATGTATTTAGAGCGGTAGCATCAACATCAACAGCCACGGCAAGAGATGATTCGGAGAAAAGTCCGCTGTCAACAGTAAATAGAGGGCGCGAGATTTGGGCAGAAGAGACGGGCGTCAATTTGGCGGACAATGAAACGCTATCACAGTATGCTAAGAGAAGATTGACGGAGTTACAGACACCGTCAAGAACCCTAAGTTACAAAAGGCGGTATGTTCCGGAATTAAACGTGGGGGATATGGTGAGAATATCATATCCCGAAGTCGGACTCGATGGAAAATTTAAAATCACGGAGCAAAGCATTGAATTAGGATATGCTTGTCAGACGAAAGAAGAGGTGATAGAGGTTGGATAAGGTCAGCAAGGATTTGATAAATGCCATATCGGAAAGCGGAAAAACTAAGACACAGGCTTATGATACATCCGCTACTGTCACGAGAATAGACGGCGGCACGGCTTGGGTACATATTCCGGGTGGAGTAAATGAGACACCTGTTAAGATGACAATATCCGCGTCTGTGGGCGACACCGTTCAAGTAAGAGTTAGTGGCGGCGGAGCTTGGCTTGTCGGAAACGCCACGACTCCGCCAACTGGAGACGCTAAAGCTATAGAGGCAGCAGTTCAAGCAGGCATAGCCAGAATAAGAGCCGAAAGCGCACAGAAAGTAGCTGAAGTAGCACAAGAACTCGCCACCAATGCAAAAGACACCGCCGACTCGGTTGATGAAAAAGCGACAAGTGCGCTGTCTAATTCTACAAGCGCAATACACGTAGCCAACGCAGCCGAAGAAGTCGCAGGGCTTGCCTTAAATGATTTGGTGGTCATATATTATGCATCAAATTCAAGTAGCGCACCATCAGCGCCAAGCTCGGAAGTAAGCACAGACACAAGTGTGTATAATCAGTGGACTAAGATAATACCGTCGTATAACTCAACTTATCCTTATCTTTACAGATGTTCAGAGATGTTTACAGAAAGCACAGGATTTGTTGGATGTACGCTTGTTGAAAAGCTAAATTACACCGAAATAATAGCATCTATCAGCAGCACGGCTAACAGCTCAATATCAGGCATATCAACGCTGTATTATGCATCAAGCTCTACTACAGCGCCAGCTAAACCAACGGCTCATGTAAGCACGGGAACGACTACAACATACGGAGCATGGAGCATAGTATTACCGACACTAAACACCAACTATCCGTATTTGTATATCTGTAAAGAATCCGTCACTAATTCAGGGACGTATGCGTGGACTAATGTAGAGCCTACTACTTATCAGCAAGTCATAAATACTTTGTCAAGCAGTGTTAACGATTCAATAGCGAGTATCACAACGCTGTATTATGCATCAAATTCAACTACAGTACCGTCAAAGCCAACCGCTCACGTGGGTACGGGGTCGGCTAGGACGTATGGAGCGTGGAGCACGATACTACCGACTTCATCAGACACGTATCCGTATCTTTATACCTGTCAAGAGACCGCTACCAATTCGGGAACATATGCGTGGACTAATGCAGAGCCTACCACATACGCAAGCGTGCTTTTGGGAATTAGCAACACGGCATCATCGGCATACAATACAGCTACAGCGGCAAATAATACAGCAACAGCAGCCAGCAACACGGCATCATCGGCATATAACGCAGCTACAGCAGCAAATAATAGCGCGACTGCGGCATACAACACAGCAACAGCAGCCAGCAACACGGCATCATCGGCATACAATACAGCTACAGCAGCTCAGTATGACATTGATAATCTTGAGGTTGGGGGGAGAAATCTCGTCTGGGATACTGCTTGGAATGATATATCAAACAGGTGGTCAAACTGGGGGTCCCCTACTACACGTGAGATAGTCACCGTGAACGGTATACGCTATTTGCATGTCGTAACCACCGCCACAGCCTTTCAGGGTTACAACCAAAGCATGTATAGGCGCAATGGACTTGGCGAAATAACCGCAGGCGATCAAATAATGATATCGTTCCGTGCGTATGGTGCGCAAGCCGGCAACACGGCTTGCATCGGCATTCATTTTCTTAATTCCTCCGGAGCTATCGTGAGTCAATACTGGTGTAACCCAACGCTTACGACTTCATCCGCCGTGTATTCAAGTGGTCCATGCACGGTTCCGACGAACGCCGTTGGGTTCAATGTCATGGTTGGTCGGATGACGGCCAATGTTCAGGAAATATGGATTGGCG